TCCACCCGTTTGAAGACGGCAACGGGCGCATCGCGCGCGCAATCGCAGACATGGCGCTCGCGCGCTCGGAAAACAGCCCGCAGCGATTTTACAGCATGTCGGCTCAGATTCGACGCGAGCGAAACGAGTACTACGCCGTTCTCGAGCGTACCCAGAAAGGCTCGCTCGATATAACGAACTGGCTGGAGTGGTTTCTGGATTGCCTTGACAGCGCGTTTGACGGTGCAAATCACATCCTCAGCAGCGTGCTGCGCAAAGCCGATTTCTGGGAAAAGTGCGCGGATCTTGCGCTCAACGAACGCCAGCGCAAGGTTCTCAACCGCCTGCTCGATGGCTTGGAAGGCAAGCTGACATCATCGAAGTGGGCCAAGATCGCCAAGGTTTCGCAAGCCACCGCCTCGCGCGATATTGAAGAGCTGATTGACCTTCAAGTCCTCAGAAAGGACTCCGCTGGCGGCAGGAGCACCAGTTATTCTCTCACGGACCAACAGGAATAGAGATGCGTGACGACCAGGAAGAGGCCTTTGAAAAAATACTTTCCAGCCAGCTCACCCGTACGATCGATTTCGTCAAATTCGCGGAAACCAAAAATGCTGCTCTGCTCACCTTCTCATCGGCTTGGATCATAGGCGCCATCAACCTGCTCACCGGTCAGGCCACGTTACCCCTTGGGTACAACGTGGCCTTCAGTCTCTCGCTGCCGCTTTTCGGCGTCGGAGGCCTAGTCTGCATATTGTCATTTGTGCCGCAGGTTCTCGCCCGGTTCTATGAGCCGGAAGGCGATGCTAAAAGCCTGCTCTATTGGGGCCATATCGCCGCCATTCCCGTTAGCCAATTTCATGACCGAGTCATCGAGCGCTACAAGCCGGGAGACGGGCATAGCGTGACCGAGCGCTACCTTGATGACCTCTGCGTCCAGATATCGGTCAACGCGCGCATCGCAGCCAGGAAATTCGGCCTCTTCAATGTCGCGGCCGGATTCGTTTTTGCCGCAATTGCTGTTCTGATGGCGCCGCCGGTCATATGGGCATGTCGGTGGTTTTTCAGATAACGCAACAGATGCGCTTAATAGCCGATCTGGAAATGTATGCCGGTTTTCGCGTCCACAACGCCATAACCACCTTCCGGGAAAAATGCGAAGTGGAGGTCCCGCTGGCTAGACAGTATCAGGTCCTGTTTTGTTGCCGCTTCCCGTAAGCAGTCCGGATTGTCCTTCAGCATCTGCTCGAACGCGTCCAGGGTGCGTAAGAGGCGCTGTACCCCTATCGTGCTCAAAAAGGATGTGCCTGCGGAGGTGAGGCCACCTGCGGCCATGTAGGTTTTGCCATCGATCTCAAAAGAAGCGTTGACGTGCTTGTCACGCAGACTTTTGCGCTGGGTCTCCGACAAGCGCTCTTCGGGCGAGATGATGCCCTTCATTTCCAAGGCCAAGTTGGCGTGCGGCCATTCCCGCACCATGATCTCGACCACCGACTCGCGCGTCCACCCACCGTGTCCGATGATGTCGATGAGGTAAGCGTCCTGCGGGCGAATAACCGCAAAGAGCAGATGTTTCGTACGCGCGACAAAGCCATTCGTCCGGGTCGCCGTCGACAGGTGAAGGTGATGCACGCCCCAGTCGTTCAGCAGCAGATCGAGATCCTCCCGTCTGCCGCCAGGCCGGTGAGGGACGTATCCATGGCGAATGCCGCGGCTCAGATACGGTGTCAAATCCTGCCCGTTCTCCAGCTTCGCCGCGATTTCGGCCAGGCCGGCTCTGTATCGCTGATCCGATGAAAGCGGGCTCGCGCTCAACGCCTTCGAACGATGCACACGACGCGGCACCGCCGGGACGAGGCGTGCCCGCCAGTTGCTGTAGATGATAAGAAGGGACTCGGCCGTTTCTTTCTCAAGTTCGGCGGTATGCGCCGGGTCGTGCGGCAAATTTGCCAGCACGTATTCTCGAATATCTTGCCGCAAGTTCATTGGATCAGCTTATTTGACATGCCGTGGGTTATCTGCGTTGCAGACAAAATTAAAAGTTATTCTGGTCGTAGGGCTAAAACAGCCGCACCGTTTCTGTATGCAAGTAGACAGAATCGCCCGACGCCAAACCTACCGTTCCGCCATATCATCTTGAAGTCGATGCGTCTGGGCTTTCTCACCTCCAACGCTATGCCATCTTCAATGAGGGGAGCGACGATGAGGTGCCTTGTTTCGTCCGGCCGCAGCGTAGGACTTTTGAGTCGTTCTCCACGAGCGGCTTCAAGTGTATCCATGTTTTTGGTCAGATGATTCACCGCCGGTTTGTCCTCCAGGCAAGCACCGCAACGTCGTAAGCCGTAGTCACCCGAATGCATATGCGCTTCTTTCCGCTGTCTTTCATGGCGCACAACGAGGCACAAAGTGAGCACGGCCGAGGGAATATTCCATAGCATCGGATGTGCGTATCCGATCAGAACCCCAGCGCGCGTTGTCCGGACCAGGTCAGGGGAAGGGTCTTTGGGATTCGGGCGAGTGAAAGTGTCGGCGGTTGGTCGCCCGTCAAAATCGCCTCCGTAATAGACGGCGCCAGAAACGCATAGCGCAGCTCCTGCCGAACCACTTTCGGATGTAGCTTCACTGAAGCGGCCAGCGCTTCGACGCTGTCAAACTTCCCCGACTGCAGATCCCGCAGCCAGGCATGAGCCCGGACGATCGCCTGCAGAAGTTTTGGATCTGGCCGATCGGTATTAGCTGATGGCGGTGCCGGAGCGGGAGCATTCTTGATCGGTGCTTGCCATGGGATATCGATGACTTCCGAATTATCCTGCTGCAGGCTGATCGTGATCTTCTTAGGGTAAACGACGACCTCTGTGACTGAATCGATGACCTGGCTTTTGAGCTGATCATCAGGCGTGTGCACGTCGAGCGCGAGGCGCTCGCGCATGGCGTTGGTGAGAATGTCTTCGATCAACTGCGCCGGAAGACGAGCGACCGAACCGGCCTGCTTTTTCCTTCCACGCTGAATAGCGCGTGAGACATAAAACCGGTATCGAATGCCGTTCTTGACCGTAAAACTTGGGCTCATGCGGTTGCCGCGATCATCACGGAGTTTGCCGGCGAGAAGGGCTCCGCTGGTTGATTGACGGGTTTGGGTGGTCACGCGGTTCTCGGCGAGAAGTGCCTGTACCTGGTCGAAGATCTTGCCATCCAGGATTGGCTTGTGTTCGGCGGGATACCATTTGCCGCCATGATGTACCTCGCCAAGGTAGGTGCGGTTTTTCAGGACGTGGGCGAGGGGGCCATAGGTGAAAGGGATGCCGCCCCGATACTTCGGCACTTTGGTGTCACGCCGTTTAGTAACGATCCCGCGCCGATCGAGATCTTGGACCAGTGAACTGAAGGATTTCAGCTCCAGATACTGCTTGAAGATGGTGCGGACAGTGTCGGCTTCTTTCGGGTTGATGATGAGTTTCTTGTTCTTAGCCTCATAGCCGAGTGGAACGGTGCCGCCGGTCCATTTGCCTTTGCGGCGGGAGGCGGCGACCTTGTCCCGAACGCGTTCCGACGCCAGCTCCCGCTCGAACTGGGCGAATGACAGCAGCACGTTCAGGGTCAATCGCCCCATGGACGACGTGGTGTTGAACTGCTGGGTTACAGCCACGAAAGAAATGGATTTCCGGTCGAAGGTCTCGACCAGCTTGGCGAAGTCGGCGAGTGATCGGGTCAGGCGATCGATCTTGTAGACCACGATCACATCGATCAGGCCGAACTCGATATCGGCCAGAAGCTGCTTCAGAGCAGGGCGGTCGAGGTTGCCGCCTGAATACGCAGGATCATCATATTGCTGGGGCAGCACGCGCCAGCCTTGCGAAGCCTGACTCTTGATATAAGCCTCACAGGCCTCACGCTGGGCATCGAGAGAATTGAACTCCAGCTCAAGTCCATGCTCGGTGGATTTACGCGTGTAGATAGCACAGCGAACCGGTTTGATATTATTTGCGGCCATGTTGCCCTCGCTTCGAGACGGATACCGGGGCCGTCTTGCCGATCTCATTCTTCGTCGTCCGCAGCCCAAAGAACTTCGGACCGTTCCATCGCGTACCGGTAATCCTGTTGGCGATCTCCGAGAGGCTGGTGAAGACCTCGCCTTGGTAGCCGAAGCCCTTGGCTAACACCGTGACCTTGTGAGTCTGGTCGTTCCAAACCCGCACCAGCTCGGAGCCGGCTTTGATCCGCTGTGGTACTTCAAGACGCCCCGTCTTTCCGGAAGCCATCGATCGGACTAGGTGTCCGAGTAGCTTCTTTGCCTCTCGGGAAAGACCGCCATAGGCTTTCTCCTGAATCTGCTGGGCAATACTCCGCCGCAGCAGGTCCGGCCCGAACGCCGAAGGCGGTTCGGACCGAAACAATTCGCGGTACCAGACCCGCAAGGCGGCGATCGGCAGTGAGCCGAGCTTATCAAGCTTGGTCTCTACGTCCGGATCAACCGACCGCCCGTTCACTGTCGGGCGGGCGTCCATCACTTGGACCCCGAAGGCTCACCGATCCGGTAACGACGCTCACCATCAGCCTTGTCGGAGGTCAGGTCGAGCTTCAGCTTCTTGCGGACGACTCCGGCAAAGAAACCCCGAACCGAATGCTGCTGCCAGCCGGTCGCCTTCATAATGTCGGCAATGGTCGTGCCGCCCGGCGCACGAAGCATCGCGAGCACCGTAGTCAGCTTGGAAGACTCTCGGACGGGTTGCGGGACCGAGGTTTGGGAGGAGGGCCCTTTCGCTGGGGGCGGCGACTGGGCAATAGTTTCGCGGGTGCGCGTTGTTAATGGCTTAACGGCATTTTGCGCTCGTGGGCGCTTTGCCTTCGGCGAACGAGCTTCTTTTACAACCCTCGATGGACGACGTGCCGCTACGATCGGTTTTCTTTTTGCACCGGCTTTGGTCTTCTTGAGTTTCTGGATGTTCATGGGGGCTCCTTCGGGACGAGTGCAACATCAGCGTTGCACTGACCCAACCCGCCGACCGCAATGCGGGGCGGGGAGGAGCCGACGCCGGCCCGGCCAGAACTAGATGGTCTCGGCAAGCAGGCTGCGCTTGATCGCAAGAGCCGCCCTGAACAGGTCCTGTGCCTCGTGCCCGAGTCCCTCAAAATCCGCTAGAATCTGCACCGCGCGGCTTACATTGCCAGCGCGGGCGCAGATTTCGGCAGCTTGCGCGATGCTATGGGCTTCTTCCAGCTTGGCCCGGACTTCCGATATGAGCGCTGCGACGACGTGCTTTTCTGGGATTTCGGTCATGGGAGGTTCCTTTTAGACCACCACACATGCTCCGTTTTCCGCCGAAGTCGAGCGGAATTGCGAGCAATCTTATGGCTCTTTTCGAGCTCGTCTGATCATCTTTGGATCGTTACCAGTATCGGATATTCAACCGGCCGCTTTGTCTTTCCCGCCTTTGGGCCAACGGTGTCGTCCCGATCCGTGATCGCCGCTATCGCATGCTGATAAACGAAAACGGCGGCCGATAGGCCGCCGTTTTGTTCGGTGTAAGGAAATGAAATCAGATCAGCTTGCGCAGATACTGAAGTTCGATGTCGAGGACATCCTGCCCCCACTTGTTCTTCCGTGCGAGCGTCGTAAGGGCCCGCACGAACTTGCGCGCTTCGGTTTGGCTGAGGTCGCTTTCGCGGATAAGGATCATCTCCTTGCCAAACACGGAACGGTTGGCCTTAAGCACGCCTGCAAAATTTGCGAGCACGAGACTGCGCTCGTCAATCAGAACGGTCGGCATCCAATAGCCAGGAGTCTGAAGCTGCTGCCGTTGGACGTGCGTGTAACGCTGCGCAGCCTTGGGGAATTTAAGTGTGCTGTTGAAGCAGACGAGCTTTGTCGTAAGAGCTGGCAATGATGGTTTGTGGACGTTAGATGGCATGGCTGAACCTCCTGTTTTGGCCATAATTGATCGTTCGCCCGTTGCCAGGCGTTGGGGGAGATCACGACCAATTTGGACGTTCAGCTGTTCAGCTAGGCGGGGTCTCTGTGCGTCGGCATCGGCTCATAGGTCGTGACTCCACGAGGCGAGCGGCCGGCGCACGACCAAAGCCACAGGTGCTGGCAGGCGTACGACAAACCGAACTGCAGATGTTGCTGCAGAAACGGGTATGTAGTTTCCTGCAGAGCAAAATCAAGAACTGCACCTTCAGCACCTTCAGGCGTGCTTTGGTCTTGCTGTTGTGACTATTTGCGTTGAACCAATCCGAGACCTATATGCGTCAACTTGCGTTCTGGGGTGTATGCAGATCGTTCGGCTCACCTCCAAACGCTCCGGACCCGGGCCCGAAGTGATAATCACCTAATACGGATTCATTGAGGTCAGCATGACCTCGATCGCGGGGATCAAGCTTGGCGGGCAGATGGGCGTGGATCGCTGGGTGCTGACCGGTCCCGTTCCCGTAAATTGCTCGTCGGATGTGCCGCGATTGAGGTCGAATAATGGACCTCAACATGAAAAATTCTCTGCAAATTCAATATCTCTCAATGGCGGCGGTGATGCCTTCGGCCCATTCTGCCCGCCAACACAGCGCCAGTCAGCGCCGTAAACTCAAAAACCTCCTTCAAAAATTCGGCCAGGTCGCGCCGATCATCATCGACGTTAACAACGAGATCGTGGACGGTCACGCGGTCTATGAGACGCTTCGTGACCTCGGTCATGATGAGATCGCTGTTGTGACCGTTGAAAACCGCACGGAAGCCGAGATCCGTGCCCTCCGTCTGGCGTTGAACCGGGTTGCTCAGGATACAGTCTGGGACGATGCAAAGTTGCGCGATGAATTCGCATACTTGATCAACGTCGGCTTCGATCTCGATCTGAGCGGCTTTGAGACGGTGGAGATCGACATGGCGCTGTCGATCGATGCACCGACGGCCAATACCGTTGAGGAAGAAGCGCTTGATGACCTCGTGCCGGCGGCTGGACCGTCGGCTGCAAAGCTCGGCGACGTTTTCTGTCTTGGCGACCATAAGGTCGGTTGCGGGGACGCGCGCGATGCAACTTTCATCCGCAGCCTCGTGGCCAGCAAGACGGTCGCGTGCGTGTTCAGCGATCCGCCCTACAACGTCCCGATCGACGGCTTTGTGTCGGGCCTCGGCAAGACGCGACACCGAGACTTCGCGATGGCCGCGGGAGAGATGACTCGCGAAGAGTTTGTCGCCTTCCTGAGCGCGGCGGTCGCGGCGATCAAGCCGTTCCTTGTTGACGGCGCTATTCTTTATCTCTGCATGGATTGGCGACACGGCGGCGAGCTGTGCGAGGCTGCCGCGCAGAACGGCCTTCAGCAGAAAAACCTTTGTATATTCGTGAAATCGAGCCCAGGTATGGGCTCGTTCTACCGTTCTCAACATGAACTGGTTTACGTGTTCAAGCACGGTGAAGGCCCGCATCAGAATCATTTCGGCCTTGGGGCACATGGCCGCAACCGCTCGAATGTCTGGCAATATCGTAGCGTCAACGTCTTTGGCAAGGATCGGATGAGCCTCCTGCGTACTCACCCCACGGTGAAGCCGGTTGCGATGATCGCTGACGCCCTGCGTGACGTGACGCGCCGCGGCGAAATTGTTTTCGACTCCTTTTTGGGGTCGGGATCGACGCTGATCGCGGCGGAAGAAACCGGTCGCGTCTGCATCGGCGTTGAGCTTGATCCGATCTATGTCGATGCCGCGATCCGCCGTTGGCAGAAGCGCACCGGCAAAGACGCCGTCCATGCCGTCACCGGTGAGACCTTCGACGAGATCTATCAGCGCGCTGTCTCGGTGGCCGCTAGCGACGCCGCATCGACAGATGTCGCCGCTTCGGAATCATCGACTGACAACGCCGCCGACGGCGGCGTGGCCAGTATGAACTCGTTTGGCATCGCTGCCACCACGACGGAGGCGGACGATGTCTGAGTCAGAAGAAGAAAAGATCGGATATCGTAAGCCGCCCACAAAAACTCGCTTCAAGCCAGGGCAGTCCGGCAATCCGAACGGGCGTCCGAGGGGCAGCGTCAATCTGAAGACGGATCTGCGCAGTGAGCTTTCGGAAAAGATCCGGATTCGGGAGGGCGAGCGCAGCCTCAAGGTCTCCAAGCAGCGCGCCATGCTGAAGGCGCTTGTCGCCAAAGCACTGAAGGGCGACGCTCGCGCGGCCAACGTTGTCTTGACGCTGGTCGGTCGGTTGTTCGAGGCTGAAGCTGTGGCAGAGCAGGTGCCGGCGCTGACATCCGACGACCAAGCGATCCTCGAGCGCTTTCTCGCGCGGCGTCTGGCCGAATAGGAAATGCGGATCATTTCGGCCGGCGCCGATCGGCGCCGGCCGCTCGTTTCTGAAAGTAGGACCTATGCGTTCTGATCTTCAAATCTTTCGTGCGGTCATGAAGAACGACCTTCAGGCGTTTCTGGAGGGCGCCTTTCCGATCGTTGATAACCGCTGGGCGCTCGAGGTCGCGCCCTATCTGGAATATTTGGTCAGCGAGCTTACGGGGGTTGCTGAAGGCCGTGACACCCGGCTCATTATCAATCTGCCGCCACGTCACCTGAAGTCCGTGCTGACGTCCATCGTGTTCGTTGCTTGGCTTCTCGGTCGCAATCCGAAGCTGCGCATTGCGGTGATTTCTCATAGCCAGGCCTTGGCCTCAGATCTGGCATCCAAAACGCTGCAGCTGATCAACTCGGATTTCTACCAGCGGGTTTTTCCGAGCTTTCAACTCCGTGACAACGGCCGCAAGGCCATGGACTTTGTCACCGTCGAGGGCGGTGGCCGCTATGCGGCATCGTTCGAGACCGGCATCACGGGCCGTGGTTTCGACATCATCATTATCGATGACCCGATCTCGGCCCATCACGTCAAGTCGGAAAAGGAACGTCAGAACGTCAACGAAAACTTTGACACGATGATCGCGTCGCGCCTCGACGACCAAATCAGAGGCGCCATGATCGTGGTCGGCCAGCGCATGCATGAGGACGATCTGTCCGGCAGTCTGCTTCAGAAGGGCGGCTGGAAGCACGTCTGCCTGGCTCTGGTGGCCGAGGAAGACGCGGTTTATTCCTTCGGCAACTCGACCTGGGATCGAAAGACCGGCGAGCCGCTGCTGACAAATCAGTGGCCTGCCGAGGTCGTCAAGCGGAAGCGGGAAGAGGTTGGCGAGTCGATCTTTGCTGCCCAGTATCAGCAGAACCCGTCAGCGGCACTAGGTGAGCTGATCCGGCCGGGCCAGATCAAGCATTTTGATGACCTGCCGCCGGACGCGCGGCGGATTACGCTGAGCTGGGACACGGCCGTCAAAACCGGATCGGACAATAGCTACACGGTGTGTCTCGTGATCGCCCGCGATATCCGGCGTCACTATGTCATCGACGTGCTGCGCTCGCGTCTCGACCCCGTTCAGATGCGCGATGCCGCTCTCGAACTGATTACGGCCTACAAACCGGCAAAAATCCTGATTGAGGATGCCAGCTCAGGAAGCGGCCTTTACAGCATGCTGTTCGAGCGTGGTCATCATGCCGAACTTCGCCCGACCGGTGGACGCGGCAAGGAAGAGCGGCTTGAAAGCCAACTCCACGTTTTCGCGCAACACCGGGTTCTGATCAAAAAGAATCAACCCTGGACGGTTGAACTCGAAAGTGAGCTGATGCGTTTCCCATTCGGAAAGCACAACGATCAGGTGGACGCGCTGACGCAGTATCTCGCCTGGGTCGCTGAAAGTCCCATGGCCAACCCTGTGGTGATGGGCACCGGCGGGATGGATGCTCGTATCGAGCGCGCGCTTTCTCGGCGACCTTGGCCCGTGGCAAAGGGCGACAATCCGCTCCGTCCACGCGGCAAACCCCTGCGCCGGCGGTAGTGGCGATCAGGGGGATGCGACCGGAGCGGTCTCCATACGGGCGTTGAAAGCCTCCTGATTGCCGTCAGAACGGCAGCATGGGTGCTTCGAGATAGACCTGCGTCTTTTTGGCGTCGGCCCAGGACATGTTGAAGTACACCGGCTTCCGCCCAAGGTTCGTAAAGATGTCGGCGACGCAAACGCGGTGGCGGACCTCGTTGTTCTCGTCGAGCAGGTCCTTCCCAACAACGGACATTTCGCCGATCTTGAGCAGCTTCAGGCCGAGCGCGGCTTGAGGCGAATTCTTGAAGGCATCCTGCAGCATGTCGCGGGTGGTGTTGCTGTTGCATTCGGGAATGCTGGTGGGGCCACCATATCCGCCTGTTGCAAGGCGCAGGATAATGATGACGCCTCCGAACAGGGCCGCGAAAGCAATACCGGTCATAAGGTTCGATTTTGAAAACGACATTGTCATGGGTAGCTCTTTCTCTGCGGGAGTTTCGAAACGATCAGGGGGCATGGGGCATCGTTCGCCGCCGCCGTTGAAAGGCGCGCGTCGAGGCTTTGTCGGGCTAGCGGTTATTTCTTCAGGGCGATGTAAGCCGACGATAGAGGCGCGGCATTGAGGAATGCTGTTAGCCGTTGCGTCTGTTCCTGCTTATCGAGGAACGTGATCTCGAAAGCAGTGATGAAATCGCTGTCAAACATCGGATCGTAACGATCGATCACAGCGGCACGTCGCGCATCCAGCCGGTCAATCGAAAATGCGGTCGGTGTCGTCGATAGGGGCTGCTCAGACGCGGAGCCACTCCCGTCAGGGGTGGTCGGATTTGGCGTTGTGAATTTCGAGGTCAGGCCGATCGTCCTGACAGCGATATTGTGAATGGGCTCGTCTGTCCCATTGCACAGATACACCGGCATGGTCTTCAGGCTGCGGAAGTCCGGAAAATACAAGGTGAGGTCGGGTGGAGCTTTCTCCGGAGCAAGAGCGATGTAGCCGCGCTCGCGCGATGACTCCGGCGCGAACGCAACCGAAATACTCCAAATTCGCGGAGAGAATTCTGCGCCGCTGCCGATGGCCTCAGTACGGGCGATCAGCAGGGTGGCGCCGGACTGTTTGCAGTCCTCCATGGCTTGTCGCAATTGCGGGCGCGCGAAGCCGTCAGTCTCGGGCTCG